AACTCTGCCCAGCGGTTACCACCAGAGCTTCTGACTGTGCCCGCGGGTCGGCGCTGACTCCATCCGGAGTGATCAACATAGATGCGACACCCTCGTGAAACTGCGCGGTCGACCGTGCCAACGTCGGGCCGTTGATCGGAGTCCAATTAGTGACGTCTGTCTCGAAATAGGGATTCGCATTGGACGGGACAGCGAAGTCGATGTCGAACCAGCAACCGTTAACGCTGTTCGCTGGGTCATTGCTAATCGCCACTGGCGGAAGCGTCACCTTCGGCCCGTACCCAGTAGACTCAGCAATAATTGGGACGTACAAGTCCTGCTCGGGACCATTAACAAGCTGCGTGATCCCTTCCAGGCCCAGCCGGATGGTACGGAAGAACACGGAGTTGGTCATGCCGTTCAGTCGGTACTCGAGAATGTTCCCACCCGGGCGATCCAGTTCCTTCACGAGATCCTGGATCGCCGCAGCTGCCGCATCCGAGTCCTCTCCTCTTAGCACCAACCGTAGTTCGAGTGTTCGATCCTCGTAAGCTCCAGCTGGATACGTTGAGCCGTCCACTAACAACGTTGACGTACGCGCACGCTTCGCACGCGGAGGATCAAACCGGCTAGTCCTCTGCGTCGTCCACGGTGCGGAGTTAAGATCCAGCCTCGTATTCGCGGTCGTGGAGACAGCATCCACAAACCTGCATCTCGCCGTCATCCTGTCCTCCCGAGCGCGTATGCCTCGCGTGCTTGCAATCTCCCGCGGTTACTGTCGTCGATCACTACCGTCACACCGTTCAGCATTCGACTGAACATGCGTGCCAGCTCATGCAAGTCCTCAGGCCGAATCACTGCAACAACTGGCCCACCAGTAGTCTGTGGCACCTGATTCCGGTCGGTAGCTTGAGCGACCGACGGAATAACTCGCGACCCAACAGGCAAGTCAACAACCTCAGGTCCGAACTCGCCGACGAGGGCACGACTCATGCGTGGTCCGCCACCCTGAGCGCGGTTCGCACCGACAATACCACCGTGCCCGAACTCTAGGTTGCCGTACGTCTTGACGTTGATGTACGCAGTGCGCGAGCGAGCAGCATTGTTGAGTGCAGCATTCGCGGCAGCGAGTGCCTGCCTATCCAGCAGCGGCTCGATCGCAGCGAGCAGTTCTCTACCCTCGACTTCGCTCTCGACGCTGTTCATAAGCCGAACGACTTGGTCAACGGAGAGCTTTCTCCCCTTCGAAATCGCGTTCGCAATGTTCGAAGCCACCTTGCTACCACTAGCGGACGCAATCCTACCCAGAGCCGGAATCGCAGCCGTTAGTCTATCCGCAAGACCCGCAGCACCCGCCGATCCAGTACGAGCCCAGTTCTCAACGTACTCTTCACGCTTATCCGCTGGTGCATCAACCAACGTCTGCACGAGCGCAGCAGACTTCGGGCCTGCGTCGATGAGCTCCTGAATCAACCCCTGATCGATTCCCTGCGCTGCTAGGAGAGCGATATTCGTCGCCCAGTTCTCCATCGCCGAGATCTGCTCGTCTTGCTTCGCGATCAACTCATCGATGGAGACGGACACGTCATTGACGTGATCCTCCCACGAGTCGGTTGAGCTCTCCGTCGCATCAGCAACAGCCTGAGCTCGCTCCCTCTCCTTATCCTCAGCAGCTTGAAGAAGCTCCTCGTAAGTACCGACGGAGTCGCCGAACTCGTCGATTCCGTCAGCCCATGCCGCAATGAAGTCCTCCAGCGCTTCCGTCTGATCGACGAAGTTGAGTGTCGCTGTACCCATCGCTGCAGCGATTCGCTCCTGAGCGGCTTGCGCTTCTTCCGTTACGGGAGCGATCTTATCCAGTTCCTCGATCAGAACCGCGGCCGCTTTCGCCTGGTTGCTCATGACGGTACGAGTGGTGTTATCAGCATCCGTCCAGTTTAGCTCGACAACCTCAGTCCCAGCAGCGACGATGCTCTCGAGCTGCCGACGCAGCCTATCAAAGCCTTCATCACCTGCGAGGAACATGTCCACGACGTCCTTCGCACTGAAACCGAGGTCGGTGAACCTGCTCAGCAAGCCCGCAGTCTCGAGTTCAGCCGCGACCATTTCACGATTGTGGGCAGCGATAGCACTCGCCAGGGAGGACATCGACTGCTCCGCTTCATCTGCACCAGCAGCGAACGCAGACATCGCAAGACCAATGGTTCCGAAGAGGATACCGAGCGGACCCATCGTGAACGATAGAGCAGCAGCAGCCGTCTTAGCTTTGAGAGCACCAACCGCGAAGGTAGCGAAAGCTGCTGCAACGAGCGGGGTGATCGCGTGCAAGTCTGTCATGAACCCGATCAGCGCACCGATCGCGTCCACCAACGGCTGGATGAAGGGTTGAGCCTCCCGCCATATATCCTGGAACCCCAAAGCCATCTGCGCGAGGATCCCGATACCATCCGCGACGAGGTTAAGAAGGACCTCTATCGCGGAGACGATCAAGCTGAAACCACCCGCAGCCAAAGCCGACTGACCTGAGAGCTTCTTAAAGAACCCTCCTACGGCATCACTCAATCGTGGGAGCTCATCCGCAATGTCCAGGAAGAAGCTTCGCAACGGACCCATGAAGTCTTGACTAGCGAGCGTTCGCATCAGCTTGCCGATTGCACGACCAGTAGCCTCAACCATGGGGAGGATGACAGGTTCGATGCCTCGGAAGATCTGCTCGAGTGGTCCACGAATGTGGATCTGGAATATCCTATCCAGCATCCCCGCAGCAACGGTGAACGTGGAGACCATGCTCTGACCAGCTTCGGCAAACCCCTCCTTGATGCGAGTCCCGAGGTTCGTGTATACGCGCTGGATGACTTCACTCTGTGCAGCAGCAGCAGCAGCAATGCCAATGAACCCGCTCCCGATCAGCAGGAAGGCACCGCTAGATAACACCGCACCAACAAACGAGGACGCGAATAACACGCCGAGTGCGATACCTGCTGAACCGATCGGCGAACCGAGCACGCTAGGAATACCCGTCCGGAGGATCCGAACCATCTCCATATCGGGAGTGAACATCCTGCGGAAGAACTCACGGGACGCTCGCGCGGAGACGGTAGCAGCTCCTTGTCCGAACGCTGCTGCAGCCATGCCCCCTGCGATGCGCGCAAGCGTCCGGATCTGGTTGTGGTCGATCTCGCCTTCGACCGAAACAACGCCTTCAGCGATCTTGAACTCAGCCACGGAGTCTCCTTCGCTTGTACGTTGCCCTTCGCACAGGAGCGTAAGCTCGTGTACCCGGATGCAAGACTCTGGTCCCGAAGAAGGTGTTCATGTCTGTCATGACACGCTTCTGCTGAACCTGGATGATGTGCGGCTGAGTACCGTACTCGATGAACTGCCAGTGGTCACTGCCGATCTTGACCTGATCGCCTACGCGGTGGATGGACTGGTACAGTTCCCCAGTGACGAAGTGGTGAGCGGCGATATCCGCTTTGAGGTCTCGTTCGATCTCAGCCGCGGCTCTATCCTGCCAAGGTTGAAGCAGTACCCGAAGCTTCTGAGACCACCCCGGGACCATACGAAACCGCTTAAGCCCCGCCACTCAACTCCTCCATCGGTATCGTCCGTTCGAAGTCTGCCAGGACGTCTTCCGCGTCAACCTCATCCGTCGGTGATCCAGGCGGTGGCATCTCCTCTTGAGCTCGTTGTCGCTCGGCAAGAGCGATGGTAGTCGCACCACCATACGTCACCACCCGTTCCGCAAGTGCTATGAACCTTGGCGCGGATAGGTCTCCGAACTCACCGTCCCCGATACCAGCGATTCCGTAGAACCTCCTGAAGTCCGCGTCCAGATCGTCCAGGTGGAAAACTATCCACGCCGTCTCCGTTGCGCGCGTGGCAATTTTCCCTGCAGCCGCTCCATCGCACCGAACAAGCGGTTGCTGACGTAGGCCAGGATCTGACCCATCTGCTCCTCGCCAACGGTGTCGCACTCAGACAGCGCTTGCATGCCTTCTTCACCGAGGAGAGTCTGCATCGCATGCGATAGCGCGTACTCCTCGCTGCTGTCGACGACGTCCTGCAAGTACTGCATGACGATGTTCGGTGGTACGACCTTCGGGATCTTGTACTCCCGATCGTCGATGGTAAACAGCGTGATCATCTCGACCGGTGCAGCTACCTGCGTCGAGATACGAACCGGTTCGAACTCCTCTGCCATTCTCCTGCACCCCTTCTTGTGTTGTGGTTTTACGCCGACCAGGTCGGGATCGTCCCGTCAGCGAGGACGCCAGGTGCCGTCCACGTCAACGAACCGTCTGCGTTGCGCGTGAGTGCGTAGTCCGTGTACAGCGTCTCCACTGACAGCGTCTGGGCACTCACCCCGATGGACGTAGTACGGAGCGTGCCGCCTGAGGTGACGGTCTTGAGCGTCTGGTGGCTCTTGCCCGCCTCGTCGTTGAACACGCCATTCAGCGTGATCGAGAAGTCCGCGAGCAGGAGCAGACGCTCCATCGCGAACTTATCGATGCCGGTGACGTCCTGAACCCCGCGAGGAGTCGCGAAGTTGAAGTTCGTCACGTCGTTCCGAATGTCGTTGAGGGTGGGCGTAGCGTCATCGACCGACAACGTGGTCCACCCAAGGCCAGTTTCCTTCGGCATGGCTTATCCTCTCTGTAGTCGCTCTTGCAAAGCGAGCTGGTGTTCCCCGAAGTCGTCGACCCAGTCTTCGGGACGGGTATGACGTCGAATGAGCCCGCCGGGATCCCAACTGACACCCTCGCGTACGAGGTACAACTCCGGCTTGCCTGTGCGAACCTTGTGGTCCTCGGATCGGAAGCAACGCTGCCCCGGCTCGAACGTGAACACGATGGTGTTGGGTCCTTCACCCTGCTCCTCCGTGAACTTGCGGCCCGATAGCTTGGTGATGTAGTAGTGCTGCTTCTTCCCGAGCTCCGTAGAGACGTCGACCATCGTCTTCCACCCGTAGGTGTACGCAGCGCATTCCGCCTCCACACAGGTGGCGGGCCTCCAATGCGTCTCATGCGGTGCGAGCACCTGGTAGGACTGGTACATCATTGGGTGTCCCTGCATCGGGACGGTGTTGAGAGGACGTCCTGCTCGCCCTGTGTTCATCAGAAGTTCACCGCCACTGGATTCCTGTCGACCGCTACTGCGAAGTCGACACTCGAGAATGTACCCGACGACACGACCCGAAGGAAGCGTCGTACGGCCTGGTCACGTGCCGTCTGGATCCGTTGAGCTTGTGGTGCGGTCGTAACCGCAGTGAATGCTCCGATCGATGCCCACCCCGTCGACCCGTCAGCGGAATCCTCGATCGTGAACGTCACCGTCGTACCCGTGAGGGCGAAGACGTGAAGGAACGCTTGAATCCCGAACGCCGTCGAGACACCCGCGCCACCCTTTCCGTTGAAGTCGACAGCTGTGCCGTTCGTCGGGGTTGCGTGGTTGACTTGACCCGCGGTCAGTTGCTCACCCCAGTCCACACCGTAACTGTTGGAAGGGGAGGACACTGCGAGGTTCAACGATCCATCGTTGCCGCGTGTTGGATCGTAGTTCGTCTGCTTGCAAACCTGAGAGGCTGCCGGAGCGCCTAAGAGCGTACCCCTGCAGTACGTCATGATTCTGTCCGCGGTCGGGAGAGCGCTCAGC